ATTGTCTCTTAGTAATGTTATTTGTGTTACACAAGCTGTTGCTCCTACTGTAATTGAAGGTATTGTTGTTAAAGAAATACCATCTGTAGGGAATGCCATTGTAACTGCTGTTGTAAGTACTTCTGAATTTTTTGATGCAACATTAGTTATTGAATACATATTAGTACTTGCCTGCGAAACAACATTAGCTACTGTAGAATCTGTTAAATAAACAGCTCCATTTTGTAATAATGTTATTACAGCATTACAAGTTGTACTTCCTACTACTATACCAGGAGATGGAATTGCTCTTACTATAATATTATTTGTAGGGAAAACAACTGTACTTGCAGTAGAATATACTTGTCCATTTTCACTAGCTATAGTTGCAGTAAACATACCTGCACCAGCATTACCTGATGTAGTTAAATCTGCAATCAAACTAGTAGAACAATATATAGTACCAGTAACCAAATCTGTTATTTGAGTCATATAAGGTATAGAACCACAAACCCCATTAACAGCTCTTAATAATGTATTTCTTACCGGAAATGCCCATTGACTTGCTACAGAAGCTCCTATAGCTTTTATGGTAATACTAACTGTTCCATTAAATGCACTAGTAGGAGTAATAGCTAATGTGCCAGTACTTGTACTTAATATTGAGAAATTACTACTAGCACTTAATGTACTTGAAGTAACTCCTCCAAAGCCTACAGTTACTGTACCTGCTGTTCTACCTGTAATAGTAATACTAATGCTATAATAAGTAGCTGATGTTGCAGCTAAAGTATTTACCAAAGCAGTTGTATTTCCTGTACTATGAGTAAAGCCAGCAGCATAACTACCTGTCCATCCTGTGGATGTCCATCCAGAACTACTTAATAGATCAGCTCCTAACGCACCCCCATTAAATGGAGAACCATTAAGACCTACTACTGTAGCTGTTATTAATTTTGTTGCCATTTTATTTTATTTAAAATATTTAAAAGTATGTAGGGGAATTGCTTCCCCTACATTATTATTTACTACTAGATAACTCTGTACTTCTGGAAGTGTTTAACTGCTAAACACTCAAGACCTTGAGCAGTTTCCCAATCAGTATGCAATTGCATAGTTGATGAAGTTGGGATTTCAGCCAAAGCTCCTGTTCTCCACTCGGTAATCATTCCGTTAGAAGATTTGTTAGCTGCACTACCCATAAATGGAGTAGGAGTATAACGAATCTGCATACGAGGTTGTCTACCATTATCTACTGTATCAACTTGATCTTTAGGTACAAAGTACATAGAACCGTTAACATCAGCAACTAATGTTGCAGAGAACAATTGTGGATGGTCAAAGATAGGTACATGAACAAAATCAAATTCGTATCCACCATAAGAAAGGTGTTCTACGTTGAAGTCAAATGACTTACCATCAACTGACAAACGTCTAGAGTCAACTGAAGATGAACCTAATTGCTTTAAGAATTTGCTGATCAAACGATAAGCACGACTTCCCATAAACACCATCATATCTGTAGGTGCTTTATTAGCAATAAAGTTATCGATGATTTCATCTAATTCTACGAAACCAAATGTTCCAAGAACTGTAGCTGAATCAGAAATACCATAATTAGTTACATACCAATCAAGACCACCAGTAGTTTGAACTGGCATTGTTACACCATTACCTGCAGTAGCTGTCAAAGTTGGAGATGAAGCACCTGGAGCAGCATTAGTAAACAATGTATTGTTTGTGTATGGGCTACTAACTAAAGAAGAAGCTGAAGCAGTACCAGCTAACATTTGAACAGAAATATCACCATTCAATTTGATAACTTTTTGTACTGTTTGGTAAGGAAGGATATGATAATCACCACCTACGTTAACTTCAATCTTAGCAACTTTCTGTACATCAGAAATTTCATCAACTTCTCTAAAGATTTGAATGTTATTATAGTATTTGGTCAAACCATATCTTCTATTTGCAGGAGCACCAGATTGTTCTGGGAATGCATTAGAACCAAATTGTACTTTATCTGTAGCTGCTACAGTAAATGCTGTATTATCTACAGATTGAACTGTAAGACTTGTTCCAGAAACTGCAGTAACCAATGCTTGCTTACCTACGTTAGCAGAATTTGATGTTTTAATCAAATCACCTACTCTTGGGAAAGTAGTTGCACTATTGATTACAAAAACTACTGTTGGAGTTCCACTACCACTAGTAACAGAAGCTACTGTTGCAACTTCGTATACATCTTGGTTAACGAAATTGTTATAAAAGAACATTTTTGCTGGCTTTGTACGATTTACTATTTTCATAATATCCGTAAAAGCTCTATCACGACTTTGATCGTAAATATTAGGATCAATATCCCTTTGATCCAAGAAATCGATTGCAGAGACAAACGATTTAACTACTGTACCTTGACTAACTGACATTTTGTTTAATTTTAATTTTTTAAATAATAATTATTTTCTTTTACCAACCGCCTGAATTGAATTTCCCATACTTTGCCATAGCTCCTGCTGCCGATGTTGGCTCTGGTGATGCTGATGATACATTTCTGTTGTCAATAGGTCTTGCATTTTCTAATGGTTCAATAGCTGCTTTACTTCCCAAAGATTTGTAGTGCTTAGCCAATTCTGTTATAAATTTCTCTCCATATTTATTTACAGTTGCTACTAATAATTGATGCTCAGATTTTGGAGTGTATATTTCTTGACCATTTGAATCATATGTTTTATTAAACATCAATTCTCCGGTTTGATCTCCATAAAGAGCAATATTAGCAACTTCTTTTGCATCTATAGGGAATGTAAATTTATCATTTCCCTCACCTATAGAAATTGCATTCTTGGAAAGAACTTCTTTTGTGTATGAATTATTATTGAAGTCATTTACTATTTTATTTCTAGTCTCCTCTATTTGCCTATCTTGCTCTAATTGAGCTTCTTGAGCTGCTTTATTATCTGGAGGAGTTGGGAATAATTTAGATTCTTGGACTTTCATAAGATCATCACGATACTTATCAGCCTTTGCTTCTAAAAGTAATTTACCTTCATTAACTTCATCTTCATCATAAGAATTCAGATTGTAACGTTCTACGATCTCTTTCTTGTAAAGAACATCTAATTGAGCTTCTGATGCCTTTGGATAATCCAATCGAAGCTGATGACGCATCACATCTTCTGCAGGCATAGCTGAAAAATCTTTTGATGATTCTTCAAAATACTCTTTTAGATTGCCGCCATTTTTCCAGTATTCTAAGAAGCTAACCATTTTTGGATCTACTTCTTGTAATCCTTTTGCGAAATCTGCGACTTTGCTATCAAAACCTAATTCTTTAAAAATCTCATCAGGTTGTTGATTTTTTACTATGTTTTTCCAATCCGATAATGCTAATAACTCCTTCTCTATTTGAGGATCTAAAGTATAGCTTTCTTGGACTGAATTTTGCTCAGATTCTAAAGTAGAATTTGTAGATGTTTCATTCGTTGGAGCAACGGGTGAATTGTCTTTACTCTGCTTAGAATCATTTGAACTATTTATAGATACAGGTTTGTAAGCTGTATCTTCTCCATCGCTTTTGACACCATGTTTAGCCATCATCTCAGCTATGCTTGGCTGACTTGATGATGTTTCTGATTGTGGTGTTTCTGTTGTTTCTGTTGTTTGGGAATTGCCAGATGATACATCTGACGCTTCCATGTCATAGAACTTTCTCATTGATTTGAATTTGGTGTAGTAAAAATATTAATGGTTTTTAAATAAAAAAATTATTTCTATTGATATTTTATTTTGTTACAGAAAATCTTCCTTTTTCATTTGCTACTTGTTGTTTCATTATAGATGATTGCCCTGCAATATGAGTAGAATTCTGTTTTGCATCACTTTCATTTGATGACATTTGTAGCTTAGTATTATTATTTGCTAATGCTATTCTTTCTGCTGATTCTATTCTCATTTTTTCTTTTTGCAATTCCCCATCTATTCTCATTTGTTCTTTTTGCAATTCTAATTGAGATTGCATTTGGAATTGTTGCTGAGCAGCTTGAGCAGCAGCTTGTTGAGCTTGCATATTGCTTTCTTGCTGAGCTTGCATTTCAGCCATTTTTTGCTTCTGCTGTCTTTCTTTTTCTTTTTTAACTCTATAAGCCCAAATCAATTGAGCTTCTTTAACATTTTTAGTGTTAATTAAAAGAACTGCATCTGATGAATTTAAGAAGCCATTTGCAATATCTTGTTGCATAGCTTGCATTAGCCATCCTTTTTGATCACTTGTAGACCTTTTTTCTAATTCAATGCCATAGTCTCTCCAAGCTATATCTGGAGATATTTCCATAAATTTAAGTAGATTAGAATTTAATGCAGGAGCATATCCACTTATATCTCCTTTTTTTAATCCTTGCTGTGTTCTACATAACATCGCTTCACTTAATCTAAGTAATAGATTTTCCTCAGAGAATGACAATGGATATAAAGCCTCATTTGTACTTTGTTGTCCTGCATCGTATCCTGGCACAAGTGTCTTGGATGATGCTTGACCTAATGTAACATCATTATAACCTGTTATTTTTTCTATTGCAGATATAGTATTTACTAAATCGTTATAGAACATTTGTAGTTCACTTGCTGCTGTATTTTCTACGGGAATTACTGGTCTCCAATTTGCACTTTGAGGTGTTCCTCCATCTACATCACTTCTTCCCAAGAGTACACCTGTTTCAAAGAACATTTGTAATAGCTCTTTTGGTTGCATATCTTTTCCACCCTTAGTCATTGCCACTTTTTCAAGAGAAGATAAATCAATCCACCATCCTGATGGAACAGCTCTATTCTTAAAATTTTGAATCTTCAGCATTGTCAATTGATAGTCATCAATATAAGGAATCAATCTTTCCATCATTCCCTGTGCCTTCATCTGATAGAAGTTGTAGGCATAAAATGTATATGATAATCTTGTTTTTGCTTTTTTTCTGCTTTCGTTAGTTCTTTTTTGATCATAGCACATACCCCAATCATAACACTTATCAGTCCCTATAACCCATTTACATTTATATGTATATTGTATTTTTTTTCTGATATACTTTTCAGATTTTTTGCCTCTATTAAAATCTGCTTTTCTAAAGTCAGGATTTCCCACTTCATCAACAGTATCTTTATAAACTCTTTCATTGTAAGTATAAAATTCTATATCTAAAACCTTACATTTAAATTTATCATAAGGCTTCATCCATCCAGTTCCCAAACCTAATAATCTAGGATTACCAAATTGACCTGCGATAGTTGATGCAAAGTCTGTAAGATCTTGCTCTGTAAACATTATATTGCCTTCTTCATCTTTAACTTGTGCAAGTTCAATAAGAGGTACATCTATGATTTCCCCAGCATGAACAATCTCAGAAAAATCTGCATTTTTATTAAATGATGTAATAACACACTCTGGATCTACTACTCTAAAACATGGCTTACCATTTTCATCTAACCAATCTTTAAATCCTGCTACACCTAAATCAAATAAATCTTCGTATATTCTTCTTCTTTTTGTTTTGTAATCATTTTGATAAAGAGCTAATTGAATTGCCATTTCAGCATCCTTACTTCTATTAAATTGCTCTCCCATTTCTAACCTCATTTCTAATTCTTCAATGTCTTCAGGCTCTCCTGGTTGCATCATTAACATTGGATGATTAGCCATCTCTGGATCTTTCTCAATCATTACATCTCTTAATACTAATTTAGATTTTAATTTAGCATAATATTCATCCATTTCTGACTTAGCAAGTTGATCAACCGGAGTAGCTATTACATTATAGTCTTGACTCATTAATCTAGAGATTGCTTTGTCTCTGTAAGGGGAAATGATGGAACGAATTGACCAATCTAAACTTAACCATGTATTATTAGTTGTTTCATCAACTCCTAACCATTTTTTGTATTGTGAATTAGGTTGTTTACCTAATGAATATAATCTATATTTCGAATAATCACCACCGTTACCTGAGAATATGCCTTTAGGATATACAAACTGCCAATCATAATAAGCTGCTCTTGCATAATCTAAACACCATTCTCGACCTTTTTTATCAGGATTGACATTGTGATCTGGATAAGGATATTGACCTGCACTACTAATTTGTTGATACTGCATTTTTTATTCTTTTTTATTTTAAACTGCCTTACTATAA